CCAGAAGATCATGTGACAAAGCATTTGTCGCGCAAGAAGATACAGCTGGCTAAGGCTCGTGCACGTGCTGCGGGTCGCCCATATCCAAATCTTGTCGATAATGCCGCAGTAGCGAAGAAGGGTAAGTAATATGGCAGCGTTCTCACAACCCGGCGTTATTTGGCCGTCCATTACACAAAATGGAAAGCATGAGCCATTTGAATTGCAAGTTGGCCGTGGTTTGATTACGAATCACCAGCCGGTTGAAATTTTTGGTTACAGCACTCAAGTAGCGGGTACTGCACTGGGCCCATTGTGGGAAGGTTTGACCCAATCTGGTGGCGCTTACGTTTATCCCGGCTCGGCTATCCCACTTGTATTGTTAAGCGCATCTGGCGCAACGGACGCTGGCTTGATTATCCAAGTGAATGGTTTGGATGCTAACTATAATATCCTTACCGAACTTGCCACGCTCAATGCCTCTGGGACGGTTACGACAACCAATTCCTATTTCCGCATCAATGGCTTGTTTATCACCAACGGCATTAACGCTGGCAACATCACTGCAAAGTCTGCTGGTGGCACTTTGTATGCTCAAATTAACGCTGGCGTTGGTCAAACGCAAATGTCTATCTACACTGTGCCAAATGGGTACACATTCTATTTGACATACATTCAAGCAAACGCGAACGTTGGCTTTACTTCAAGCAATTACATGACATTTGCTGAATATAACAAATTTAACATTGCCAATACAATTCAAGAAAATGGGTACAATTACAATGTAAACGGCAACACGACATTGTTGTCACAGTCCCCATTTGTGCAGATTTTTAACATTCCATACACCGTCCCAGTAGCACATCCGGCAGGTACTGACATTCAATATCAAATGAAGTCCAATAGTGGCGGTCCATTTATTGGGTCAATCTTTGCCGGTGGTTATTTGATCAATAATGCCAATTCAACAACCTTCTAATTGGAGGTTACTATGACAACGAGCGGCACGACTGCATATAATCCAAGTTTAGGCGAGGTCATACTTTACGCTTTTAATATCTGCGATGTACGGCCCACGGCTATCACGCAAGAGCACATGCAAAGCGCGAGGACTGCCGCCAATCTTTTGTTGGCTGGGTGGTCAAACCTTGGTGTTAACCTTTGGGAAGTGCAACTGGTAACCCAGACGCTCACCGTTGGCACGGGAACCTATAATGTTGACCCTAGCACGATCATGATCCTTGATGCCTATGTCGAGGATAGCAGCTCGGGCCAGCCGATTGACCGTTTGATTTTCCCGGTAAGTCGCAGCGAATACGCATCCTATGCAAACAAGACACAGCAGGGAGCCGCTACAGTTTACTGGTTTGATCGATTGATTAACCCTACAATTACGTTGTGGCCTGTTCCTAATGATAGCGCCGTTGTTTTGAAATACTATGTTGTGAAGCAGATCCAAGATGCCAACTTTTCTAACGGTCAAACGCTTGATGTTCCGTATCGTTGGCTCGATGCTTTTGCTAACGGCATGGCTTATCGCCTTGCACGTATTTGGAACAAGCCCATAAGCGCTCAGTTAAAAATTGAGGCGGACGAATCATACAAGATTGCCGCTGATCAAGACACCGAGTACGTTTCTTATTACATTTCACCGATGATTTCTGGCTATTACAGGTAGGTTATGGCATGGCCTACGCATCCAAGGCTGGTAGAGCAAGGGTAAGTTCGAGAAACCCGCAGGCGTTTGGTGTCTGCGATCGTTGCTCCATGTGGTACAACCACGTTGATCTGCGCTGGCAATACCAATGGGCCGGTGCCAAGCTCAACAACATCCGTCTTTTAGTGTGTCAGCATTGTTATGATGAGCCTCAGCAGCAAAAACGCGCTATTGTTTTGACCGCAGATCCGTTGCCAGTCATCAATGCCCGTGTTGAACCGTATGCACAGGACGAAACCAATTACCACACGACTGTTGTGCCGCCGATTATTGACCCGATTACAGGTTTGAACGTGGCGCAAGGGCAAAACCTATTGACGCAAGATGGCCAATATATGGTTGAGCAGCCTGTCGGTAAACCGAATGGCCTCGAATCATATGCCATATCGCCATTAAACGGGTCAGTGCATTATGGTGTGGTGTTACCTTTGCTTTCTGTCAGTTCGGACGGGTCAAACAAAGTAACTGTTACATGTAACGGCGTTCATGGCCTGTCTACAAATGACCAGATAAGTATTGAAGACCTTGCAAACACCGATGCATGCGGCTTTTACAGCGTAACCGTAACAACGGCGACAGCATTTACTTATCTCACGGCTAAAACTATACCTTCAGCAAGCCTCTTGCAGTCGCAAACAGTGGCGAAAACTGTTATAGTCGGGCTTCCATATGGCTTTGATCAGATACCGTTGGTGGGTTAGTACGCATGTCTAATACAACAATCCTCAATTTACCTACCACTGCATCCCTCACTGGGTCGGAATATCTTGAGGCTGTACAGGGCAACACGTCTGTTCGTGTTACGTCCCAGCAGATTGCTAATCTGAACACAAACACTGGCACTGTTACATCAGTCACAGCCAGTGCGCCTTTGTCTGGCGGCACAATCACCACCAGTGGCACCATTGGGCTGCAATCAAGTGGGGTTACCAATGCCTATCTTGCGCCGATGGCAACGCTTACGATCAAAGGCAACAACACTGGCGGGTCAGCTAATCCGCAAGACCTTACAGGGGCTCAGGTTCTATCGCTTATTGCGGGTGCGCCTCTTGCGTCACCTGCGTTCACTGGAACGCCAACTGCTCCAACTGCACTGAGCAGCGACAACAGCACAACTATTGCTACAACTGCTTACGTCAAGAGCCAAGGGTTCGGATCTGGTACCGTAACAAGCGTCACAGCTGGTAGCGGGTTGAGCGGCGGCACAATCACCACATCGGGGACAATTTCATTACCGCCAACCGGTGTCTCAGCCGGATCTTATGGTGACGCTACTACGGTAGGCACCTTCACTGTTGATGCTTATGGCCGGATGACGGCGGCTGGATCTGCGACAATCACACCTGCCGCAATCGGCGCTGTACCAACAAACAGAACTATTTTTGCTAGTACTGGTTTGACCGGTGGTGGTGATCTGTCAGCCAATAGAACTATTGCTCTGGCTCCTATCACGAGCGGGTACATTCTTGCCAACGAATCAGGAAGCATTGCCTCTCCCACGGGCGTATCTCTTTCGTCACTTATTGACTATGCAATTGGCAACACGCAGGGCCAACTTCTTTATCGCGCAGCTGGTCAATGGCAGCCATTAAACCCCGGCACATCGGGGCAGTTGTTGCAGACAGGCGGCGCAGGCGCAAACCCATCATGGAAAACAATTACGGGGGCTGGCACAGTCACCAGCGTTGATGCTTCAGGTGGCACTACTGGCTTGTCGTTTACTGGCGGCCCCATTACTGTTTCTGGTACATTAACGCTTGGGGGCACACTTGGTACAGCGAATGGCGGAACTGGTCTTACAAGCTTTACAAGCGGTGGCGCTCTGTACGCTACTTCTACTTCTGCATTAACCACTGGAACGCTTCCTGTAGCGTCAGGCGGCACGGGTGTTACGACATCAACAGGTAGCGGATCTGTTGTTCTTAATAATTCCCCAACTTTTGTTACTCCCGCCTTGGGTATTCCATCCTCTGTTGTTTTATCAAATGCGATAGGGTTGCCGCTTACGTCTGGCGTTTCTGGGATTTTGCCAGTTGCAAATGGTGGGACGGGCGTAACAACATCGACCGGTTCTGGTAGCAATGTTCTTTCTAATTCCCCTACATTGGTAACGCCTAACTTGGGTGTTGCAACGGCAACTAGCGTTGCAATGACAAGCGGCACAATCACCACCACGCCGACCAACAATAACGACATTACAAACAAAGCATATGTTGATGCTGCGGTTAGCAACGTCAATTATCATGCGGCTTGTAACTACGCGACTACCGCCGACCTTGGAACTGTTACCTACAACAATGGATCTTCTGGTGTAGGGGCTACGATCACCAAAACAGCTCCATTTGCAACGCTTGCGATTGATGGTGGCAATCCTACTGTCACTCAACGTATTTTGGTCAAGGACGAGACAAGCGGCCAATACAACGGTATTTATACCGTAACAAATGTCGGTTCTGGGTCTACTGGATGGGTTCTTACTCGCGCAACTGATTATGACCAAACCGGCACGGGTACAAACGAAGTTGCGCCGGGCGATACGACATTTGTTGTTTCTGGAACAAAAAATGGTGGGACACAGTGGGTTCAAACCACAGACTTCCCAATTACGATTGGTACGACACCACTTACATTTGTGCAAATCGCTGGCCCGGGCGTTTATACTGCTGGCACGGGCCTTACTCTTTCCGGCAACGCATTTAGTATTACAAACACGGCTGTTACAGCCAATTCTTACGGGTCTTCGACCGCTATCCCGACCTTTACGGTCAATGCTCAGGGCCAGTTAACTGCGGCATCTACAGCGGCTGTTATTGCGCCTGCTGGCACGTTAACGGGTACAACCCTTAATAGTACGGTTGTATCATCATCTTTGACCAGCGTTGGAACAATTGCCACGGGTGTTTGGCAGGGTACGACAGTTGGTATTGCTTATGGCGGTACGGGCCAGACGACAGCTGGCGCGGCTTTCAATGCATTGTCGCCAATCACGACTACCGGCGATTTGATCATCGGTAACGGGTCAAACTCAGCCACCCGCCTTGCAATTGGCTCAAATACTTACATTCTTACGTCAAATGGAACTACTGCTTCGTGGCAGCCACCACCTGCAACTGGCGTGACAACGATCAGTTTCGGCACAACTGGCCTTACACCATCAACCGCGACAAGTGGGGCGGTAACGGTTGCCGGTACGCTCAATGTGGCCAATGGCGGCACTGGTTTGACCAGTTTGACCGCCAACTACATCCCGTATGGGAACGGCACAAGCGCATTAGCCAGCACTTCTACGTTTACATTTGATGGCACAACTCTAGTTTCGCCAGCGCATTCATTAAACCTGTCGGCGCTTACATCGTCGAACACCAGCAACTTCCAAATCGGTGGTCCGCTTGGGTTTAGCGACACTGGCATTACCAATAACACTGTTGGCACCACAAACAATTATTTGCAGTCTGTTATTCAAAACAAGTCAAACGGCGCATCTGCATCAGCTGAGTTCATTGTTTACAATGACATTGGTACGGCTTCGACAAACTATGCCACTGTCGGCATTAACTCATCTGGTTATACCGGCACTGGATCTATCAACGCCCCCGGCTATGGGTATTTCTTGACAGGCAGTACCGACCTTGTTTTGGGCACTATTGCTTCCAATTCAATTCATTTGACTGTTAACAGCAGCGCAACTGATTCCATGTTAATTACTGGGTCAACTGGCATTGTTTCGTTCCCCGGCACCAATGCTATTGTTCTGCCTGTCGGCACCACGGCCCAGCAGCCAACTGGTGCTACCGGGATGATTCGGTTCAATAGCACCAAAACGGCGTTTGAAGGTTACAATGGCACATCGTGGACATCCATCGGTGGCGGCGCTACAGGTGGGGGAACTGACGCAATTTTCTACCTCAATGGGCAGACAGTGACGACAAACTATAGTATACCTAGTGGTCAGAATGCTGGCACTTTCGGACCAATTTCTGTAAATGCCGGAGTTACAGTTACTATTCCTGCTGGTTCAACTTGGTCAATCGTATGAAGTATTATACTTATACTCACGCTACTCCAAACGGTGACATTTTTTATGTCGGGAAAGGCACGGGTTATCGTGCATATTCTTCGAACAAGCGTCCTATTATCTGGAAGATGAAGTTAGAAGATTTTGGTGGGATAAACATCAAGATTGTGCAGCAATTTGACAATGAATCTGATGCATTTGAACATGAAAAAATTTTGATAGAGCATTATACAAGTATAGGATGTAGTTTGATAAATAAGACACTGGGCGGAGCTGGGCCATTGGGGTATTGTTTGTCAGAAGATGCTAGAGAACATAAACGGATGTTGATGACAGGGTATAAATACAAAGAAATTACATGCCCTCATTGTAACACAAAAGGCGGGGCAACTTCTATGAAGCGGTGGCATTTTGAAAAATGCACTGGGGCAAAGATTTACAAATCACGTGCAACCATCAATGGTAAACGGGTGTTTTTAGGTAACTACGCTACGCCAGAAGAGGCAATGATGGTCAAACGTAAATTTTTAGCGGAGGCTGCATAATGCCGATTAAACTGAACGGGTCCACATCCGGGTACACGCAATTGCAAGCGCCAGCAACCGCTGGCAGCAACACCCTTACATTGCCTACAAACAACGGTACAAATGGGCAATATATGCAGACTGACGGTTCTGGTAACCTGTCGTTTGCAACCGTAACTATACCTTACCCCGGTTTCTATAATATGTCCGTTGGGACATATACAACTGCATCCAATTCTTCTGGCTCTTCCCTTGTATGGAACAGCAACGGCAACCTGACTTGGACAGTACCAACGGGCATCACAGTCGCTAAATTTACCCTTGTAGGCGGCGGTGCTTCTGGCGGTGTATCGGCATCCGCACAGGCAAGTGGAGGCGGTGCTGGTGGTATTGCTATCAAAGTTGTAACAGGTTTGACCCCGGGCGCTACAATCGCAATCCTTATTGGCGCAGGCGCTAGTGGCGGTGCTGGTGGTAACTCTACAGTAGGATCTCCAGCAAACTTGGTTGCAAACGGCGGCGCAGCAGCTGCTACAGCTGGTGCCATTTCAGTGTTGGGCGGCACCGCAACGGGTGGCACGATTAACATCCAAGGTGGATTTGGTATGCCCGGGTTTACTTGGAGTGGTATTGGTAGCAATTGCGGGAACGGCGGTTCAAACATGTTTGGCGCAGGTGGTGCCAATACCTCAATCAACCAAGCGACTGGCGGTAGCGGCACGGGATATGGCGCTGGTGGCGCTGGTGGTCTTTCGGCAGCTGGTGTGGGTACTGGCGGTCTTTGCATTATTGAGTTTTAAGAGGGTAACATGGCAGTTACAATTAACGGTAGTACTGGCATATCAAACGTAAACGGCACGGCTGCTGCGCCTGCGGAAAGCTCTGGTGCGGGTAACACTGGCCTGTATTTCCCTACAACAACATCTGTCGGTATATCCACCGCTGGCACAAATGCGTTGTACATTGATGCGTCTCAGAATGTGGGGATTGGGACGACATCGCCTGTAAATACGCTTACAGTAGGTGGAAACGGTATTACTCTTTACAATTACTATGGAGCATATTCTGCAAACTCTTATTACAATGGCGGCTGGAAGTATGTTTCTAACGGCGTGGCTTGGGGCATTGGCAACAATTTTGGAGGCATAACTAACGGCGTAACTATTGCAGTTGCGGCTGTAAATGCCGGTGGATCTGGTGCTGCACTAACATGGAACCCCGCGTTTAACATTGACACCTCCGGCAACGTAGGGATTGGGACAACATCGCCTGCCGCCAGAGTTGATAGCGTGGCGGATGCTTCCAGTAACGCTTATAGGGTGAGGGGGAGAAGTTCTGATAGCATTGGATCTATACAGTTTACCGACAACGGAGCAACGACTGAATATGCTTATGTAAGATCACCTGCTGCCAATACTTTGTCTTTTGGAGCTGGCGGCTCCGAACGTATGCGTATTGACTCCTCCGGCAATCTGCTGGTGGGGTATACGTCATCAAACGGCTCATACAAATTACAAGTCAATAGTCAAATATTTGCTACATCTTCTACGATTGCAACTTCTGATGCAAATTACAAAACAAATATAACGCCGCTTACTGGCGCGTTAAATCTTGTGCAAAAACTTAATCCCGTATCATTTAATTGGAAAAAACATGAAGTTCATAATTTTGATACGGAAACACCTACTGTTGGGTTTTTAGCGCAAGAAGTACAGAGTGCATTGGAAGGGCAACCTTATTTGAATAGCATTGTTAAACAAAGCGAAGTTACTTTGTTGGATGATACAAAACAATCATTTTTGGGTATTGCTGAAGGCAATATGATTGCACTTTTGACCAAGGCCATCCAAGAACTATCAGCAGAAGTCACCGCCCTTAAAGCGAAGGTTGGAGCATAAACATGTCCGGCACTTTACAAGCCACTATCCTCAAAGACGGTGCATCATCCACCAACAACTTGACGTTTGATTCAAGCGGTAACGCAACGGTCGGCAATAACCTGACTGTGACTGGAAACACATCTGTCACGGGGACTATTACGGGTTCAAGCACCATTGCTGCGGCGACAGGGACGCTTTATCCTATTGTGTCTGGGACTGCTCAGGCATCCACAAGTGGAACGAGCATTACGTTTTCATCCATTCCATCGTGGGTAAAGCGTGTAACTGTAATGTTTAATGCTGTTTCTACAAATGGCACCTCTCTCGTGCAGGTGCAAATTGGATCTGGAGGTGTTACATCTACCGGATATACATCAGGGTCTAATTTTTACGGGCCTATATCATCTGGATCTTCTTATACATCAACTACCGGGTTTTTGGTAGATTCGGGAGGTGGCAATGCAGCTTGGGTAAGATATGGACAGTTAATTTTAACATTACAAAATCCATCATCAAACACTTGGGTATCTTCTTCTAATATTTATACAAATTCGTCAGGCAGTTCTTATATTTTTGGATCGGGTGGCGTTGTTGCTTTATCTGGCGCGTTAGACCGAGTCGTCATTACCACTGCCAACGGCACAGACACATTTGACGCTGGGTCTATTAACATTTTCTACGAATAAGAGGACACAATGACAAACCCAATCAATCTTGAACACACAGTTGAAGAAATCAATGCAATCTTGCAAGCGTTGGCTGCGAAGCCATATGCGGAAGTGGCGGATCTCATTCACAAAATCAAGTTCAAAGCTGAACAACAGATTGTCGCGGCTGCAAAGGCTGTTGAAACTGAGTTTACCCCTCCCGCAGATCAACCTCCACAGGAATAACCATGACAGACGATCATAACACCAATCTCGTTATAGATTCAGCTTTGGCAGGTGGTGTTATGTCGATGCCCCTGTGGGCTTCAGGTTTGAATGAATGGCTGTTATTGTTCCTCCATGCAGGTGGCGCAATTTTAGTGGCCTACCGACTTTGGGTTATGTTTAGAGAGATTAGAAGTAAGTAATGACAACGGGATTAACATACACCACCTATGTTTCCCAAATCGCCACGATGGCGGTAATAAACAGCTATAACCTGTCCGATCCAACAGACCCGTTTACGATCATCATTCCGCAGATGATCAACTATGCCGAACTGCGTATGCAGCGCGACATTGATTTCCTGAACACCGTCAACTCACAAACTTTCTCTGGCTCGGCTGGCGTTAATACAATCTCTCTCGGCACCGATTATCCATTCGTTACCATCCAAAACATTGCCGTCAATGATCCTATCAGCGGGTATCAAAACCAGCTCATGCCAGTGACAAAAGAATGGATGTGGAACGTATACCCCGTGGGATCATCGCAGACATTGCCGCAGTACTTCGCTCCATTTGATGACAACTTGTTCTTATTGGGGCCGATCCCTGATCAGGCATACACTTATGTCGTCACTGGTACGTCTCGCTTCCCATCGCTATCGCCATCAAATCAAACGACATTCATCAGCACCTATCTGCCAGATGTGTTTATCATGGTCAGCATGATCTATATCTCTGCTTACCAGCGCAACTTTGGTAAGGCCGTGGATGATCCTGCAATGGCTGTTACCTATGAAAGCCAATATCAAGCCCTTCTGAAGAGTGCTGTTATTGAAGAAAGCCGCAAGAAGTTTGAGGCTTCTGGCTGGTCTTCTATGTCTCCGCCTGTTGTTGCAACGCCTACGAGGTAAGCCATGCCTCACATATCTATGAAGTTGACACCCGGCGTTGATACGACGAAAACGCAAACTTTAAATGAAGGCTGCATCACTTCAAGTAATTTGGTTCGATTTTTGCCTGACAAAGATGGAGCCGTAGCGCAAAAACTTGGTGGCTGGGTGCAGTATCCTCCATCTCTCCCGTTCCGATCTGCCAGCACTATCCGTGCATTGAAAGCGTGGGAAGATACAACAGCAAACACTTATCTTGGTGTTGGTGCTGAATCTAATTTGTATGCCATCACGGGTTCAACTTCCCGAGACATATCGCCGCGTACCAAAACATCAAGTTTTTCTGGTGGCATTACTACCACAGCGTCAAGTTCGACAATCTCTGTCAATGACACTGCCAGCAACATGAACATATACAGCAACGTGTATTTTACGGTTCCTGTAGCGGTTGGTGGCATAATTTTGAACGGGCCATACTCAATAACGCAAGTTACCGATGCCGATAACTATCAGTTTGCGGCCCAGAAAAATGCACTCTACACAAACTCATCAACTGCTACGATAACCAATGCCTCGCCAGCTGTAGTCACGGTAACCTACGCGCCTCCTACTGATACGACTGTTGTCTTCACAACAACAGGAACGCTTCCAACTAACATTACTGCTGGCACTACGTATTTTGTACGTAACCTCACCAATCTTGCTGGTGGAGGTACAACTTTCAACATATCAGCAACACCTACTGGGGCGCTTATCAATACGGCATCGGCGGGTAGCGGCACACATACAGCAACTTTTAAACCGCAGTTGCCATACTTGTCTGTAAGTACAGGGTCTCCTTTTGTAACAGCATACTTTCCCAATCACGGATATGTGGTTGGCAGTCAATTTTACATCCCTGCTTCTGTTGCTCTTACAATCGGTGGCATAACTTTATCTGGCGTTTATACCATCTTAACTGTGTCGGACAGCAACACTTTTCAATTTATTGCTTACAACACACCATTATCATCTGGGTCTGGTTTTATTAACAACAACCAAATCAATGTGATTTACTATTATGGTGCTCCACCGCCAAGCCCGGCTACTGGATACAGTGATGGGGCTTATAGCTCTGGGCCATACAGTGGTAGCGCTGTTGGGCCTTTGACGGCTGGAAGCCCCGTTACGGCGACTGATTGGTTTTTGGACAATTGGGGTGACACGCTTATTGCTTGCCCCGTAGGCGGCCCTTTATATGCATGGCAACCCAACTCTGTCATTCAAAACGCAAACTATATTGCCAATGCCCCGGTGCAAAACCAAGGCGTGTTTGTGGCTATGCCGCAGAGGCAATTGGTAACTTGGGGTTCTACATTCACGGGCGTTTCCGACCCACTGTTGATTCGGTGGTGTGATGTTGAAAATTATAATGTGTGGATTGCTTCACCAACCAATCAAGCTGGGTCTTATCGTCTTACGACTGGCAGCCGTATTGTAAGTGGCATGCAGGCGAACCAACAGGCTATCTTCTGGACCGATCTTGACATGTGGACTATGCAATACATCGGCTATCCAAACGTGTATAGTTTCAACCAAGTCAGCACAAACTGCGGGTTGATCGGGGAAAAAGCTGCTGGTCGATTGGGGAACAATGTCTATTGGATGAGCCAAAATGGGTTTTTCCAAACCAGCGGATCTGGCGCAGAGCCTATTGTTTGCCCGATTTGGGACGTTATCTTTCAAAACATTAACCGCAACTATGTCAACAAGATACGTTGCGGCCCAAACACATCGTTTAACGAAATCTGGTGGTTCTATCCATCTGTAAACAGCACCGAGGTTGATTCATACGCAAAATACAATGTTGTATTGGGCGTGTGGGATTACGGCTCCTTGGCCCGGACGGCATGGATTGATCAATCTGTCTTAGGCACACCGATCGGGGCAGGCACTGATAGGTATATATATCAGCACGAAGTTGGGTACAGCGCAGCAGGGCAACCCCTCAACGCCAGCTTTACGACAGGTTATTTCTCTCTCAATGAGGCCGATGAGCTGGTGTTTATTGACCAAATCTGGCCTGACATGAAGTGGGGGCCGTACAACGGTACGCAAAACGCTACGGTCTATATCACTATCAATACGGCGGATTACCCAACTGATACGCCAATATCGTCAATCACTTATCCGATGACAAGCACTCAAGGCTATATAACGCCTAGAGTTCGTGGTAGGTTATTCTCTATCACAATTCAGTCAACTGATGCGGCAGAAACCTTTTGGCGGTTAGGTAAGATTAGGTTTCGCGCTACACCAGATGGTAGGTTCTAATGGCAAGTTTAGATGACCTTTTAACAGCACAAAAGAATGGTGTCGTCGCCATTAACGGCGTAGCTAAGTCAAATTTTCCTTTGACAACGAGCGCGGTTATCCCTGCTTCTACGACAACTTTGGTGGTCGCTGGTAGCGGTAGAATTTACTCGGTTTCCATTCCTACGTTTTCAGGATCTGGGCAAGTTTACATCTATGATTCGGCGACAGCGGCTGCGGCGGGAACAACAAACCTTATATATTCTTCCCGAGCGGCCAATGCTACAAGCTTTCTTTCGTACCAAGATATTAAGCTGACTTATTCAAACGGGTTGGTTCTTAAAACTGACGCAAATATGACCTTCTGTGTTACGTACACACCGAATTAAGGATTGAGTTATGGCATCAACATACACAACCAATAAAGGTTTTGACAAACCAGCGATCGGTGACGATGTTGGCACATGGGGCAATAACGTAAATGCCGATTGGGACATCGCGGACAAAGCGTTTGGGGGCAATGTTTCATATGCTTTTACTGGTGCAACCACATCTCAATCGGTTACTCAGACTGATGCACAAAATCAACGCATCACTCTTACAGGTAACACAAGTTCATCTGCAAGCTTTGTAGGCACAGGGTACATTGCTGGTACTGTATTGACGATTACAGCTGTTACAAGCGGCACTTTGGCCGTCAGCGGCGTTATTACAGGGACAGGGGTTACTAACGGCACAACTATCGTTAACCAAATATCTGGCACATCGGGCGGCATTGGAACTTACACGGTAAGCCAATCACAAACGGTTGGTTCGGTTTCATCGCAGGTAACATTCCAAGTTTACAACGGCGTGATCAATCTTACATTTGGTGCTACTTATGCCGGTATGTGGATTGTTACAAATAACACCAGTGGCTATTCTGCTATCTATGCTTTGACATCAGCCGCAGGCAGCCAAGGTGTTTATCTGCCCCAAGGCGTTTCAAGCATCATCTTCTCTGATGGCACAAACGTATCTTTTGCCGACAATAGAGTGAGTAGCGTAGCTGCGGTAGGTGGTGGTTCAGACCATATTTTTTATCAAAACGGACAAACAGTTACTACGAGCTACAGCATACCGTCAGATCAGAATGCAATGTCCGCTGGCCCTATTACGATCAATTCTGGTGTTACAGTTTCAATTAGCTCTCCATCCGTGTGGACGATTGTGTGAGGTTTCATGGACCCGTTAACAATACTTGCAGCTGCACAGGCGGCCTATAGCGCATTGCAAGCTGGTATTGCTGCGGGTAAAGAAATCCAAGGCATGGCGGCTGATTTATCTGAGTTGTGGGGCAGTGTTGCAAAGCTCACCCACATTTCAGCTGAAAAGCCATCAACCAACATATTCAGCGACAAATCTGCCGAACAGATCGCTATGGAGCGGTATGCGGCAAAGGCCGAGGCGCAGGATCTTGCGTTGAAAGCCAAGAACATGTTTGTCGGACGGTTTGGGCTTGCAGCGTGGGATCAAGTGCAGCGTGAGGTCATCGAAATCCGCAAAGAGATCGAGCGCCAGAAGTATGAAGAGGAACGGGCAACAGCAGCCAAGATGGAAGAAATCCAAGAGGTTGCTGTGGTCACGGGTATCGTTCTGTTGTTGTTGAGTATAATGTTGATTGTCGGTGTTGTACTTTCAAGGAGTTAAGTATAATGGACCTCGGCAAGTTTGGCTCTTTGATTGAAACCATCGCACCGACGATCGCAACTGCTATTGGCGGACCAGTGGCTGGCATGGCCGTAAAGGCACTTTCCACAGCCTTGTTAGGGCATGAAAACGGTACCGAAGATGATATTACTTCTGCTCTGGCAACAGCTACGCCTGACCAAATCGTGGCTATCAAAACGGCTGACAGCAACTTCAAAATTCAAATGAAAAAGTTGGACATTGATCTTGAACGCATTTCTGCGGACGATCGTGATTCGGCCAGAAAAATGCGAATAGAAACAAAGGATTGGACACCAGACCTTCTGTCGTTTGTTGTTGTTGTCTCATGGGTTGTGATCCAATTTTACATCTTCAGCCATGTGGTTGATCCGTCTATGCGGGAACTTGTGGCACGTGTCCTTGGTACGCTTGATGCTGCGTTAACCTTAGTTTTAAGTTTCTGGTTTGGCTCGTCTAACGGTAGTCGTCAAAAGGATGACACATTAAACAATTTAAGGTCTAAATAAGTTAGTCGAATCAACCGCATAGGAAGACTAAATGACCAAAGCTAAAGAAGTTGCTAATACGAATAAACACCAAGCCAAGTTTACCACAGAAAAATTACCAGACACTGACCTGCCAATTGAAGACATCATCGAGTGGCGTAAAAAGCAGTTTCTGCAAAAGTCTACAGCTAAAGCATCTCGGCGGTTGATTGACATCAATGTCAACTTAACTGGTGTGTATGGCATCATTCACATGGGCGACCCTCATGTTGACGATGATGGGTGCGATTTGGCTTTGCTTGAACATCACATGAACCTGAGCAATGCAACGCCCAACTTGATGGCTGGCAATGTCGGGGACTTGCGGAACAACTGGATTGCCCGTCTGGCTCGGTTGTACGGCAATCAAGGCACAACGGCTAAACAGGCCCGTATGATGATTGAGTGGTTCATGCGTAAGGTGAATTGGCTCTACATTGTCAACGGCAACCATGACTGTTGGAGCGGCTCAGACGACCCCATCAAGTGGCTGTGCAAGCAGTTGGGCGTTCCAGATCAAGATCACGGCATACGGCTCAATCTGAAACACAGACAGGGCCGAGACATCCGAATCAACTGCCGCCATGACTTTGCCGGGCATTCTCAATGGAACCCGGCGCATGGTGTTTCCAAGGCGGCCCAAATGGGCTGGCGGGATCATATTCTCGTATGCGGACACAAGCACGTGTTTGGCTATAACGTCACCAAAGATCCCATGACGGGCATGTGGTCGCATGCTTTGCGGGTCGGCACGTACAAGGTGTTTGATGAGTTTGCCGATGCTAAAGGTTTCCCAGACCACAATCTGGCAGCCTGTGTGACAATCATTGACCCTAATTCAATCCAAGAAGAAGGTATTGTCACTGTTATCATGGATGTTGACGCGGCTGCGGACTGGCTTCATTGGGCGAATCAGCGTCAATTGCAGGCAAAGTCTGTTGAGCCGATCAGGAAAAGTGGGAGTTTCCGCAAAAATGCTTGAGGCAGTAACACATACCAAGTTCTGCACTATTGATGAGTGCGACCGGCCAAGTTTGGCTAAAGGTATGTGTAATGCCCACTATTCGCGCTATACGAGAGGTTACACCAAAGACAAAGACGAACCTATTAGAAAACAAGTTAAGGGTAGAACTTGCAGTAAAGAAGGATGCAACAAGAAGCATTATGGCAATGGCTTATGTGTTACGCATTGGAGACGTTGGAATAGAAACAATATAAAATCTAAGCTTATCAAAATGTTAGGAGGTAAATGTGTACATTGCGAAGGAGTTTTCCCAATGGCCGCTTTTGACTTTCATCATATTGATCCGAAGCAGAAAGATTTTACTATCACGAATGAAATAGCAAACAAGCCATTCAAAGAATTAGAGAATGAAGTTAAAAAGTGCATACTATTATGCGCTAATTGTCATAGGGTTGTGCATTCTGGAGGCAAATATGCAGAGTAATTGGGATGAAGTTATCAAATTGATCATCAAAGAAGAAGGTGGGTTTGTTGACGACAAAAACGATCCGGGCGGCATGACCAATTGGGGCGTGACCAAGAAGACCTTGGAGGACTGGTGTGGGCATGAAGTATCTGAACAAGCTATGCGAAATCTTATTCCTGCTGATGTATATCCTCTGTATCAGCAGCGTTATTGGAGTGTTGTCGGTGGGGACATTTGTCCTCGTGGGCTTGATTATGCCTTGATGGACTTCGCGGTTAACTCTGGCCCGGCAAGAGCGTTGCGGTATGTGCAAACCATCTTGGGCGTGGGTGTCACCGGCAAACTGGACGATGCCACAAAAGCGGCACTGGCCGACTGCGATGGGGCTGAAACGGCTTCAAAACTATGCGATAATAGGCTAGAGTACCTCCAGAATTTGCCGACATTCGCACGGTATGGCAAGGGCTGGAGCGCCCGTGTTGAACGTGTCAAAGCGAAATCCCTCGAAATGGGGGCATGATGAGGATGATAGATGCCGCTCAAGAAGGGGAAGTCCCAAAAGACTGTTAGCTCAAACATCAGCGAGATGATACATGCAGGTCATCCGCAGAAGCAGGCTATTGCAGCGGCATTGAGCGAGGCCCGTAAGGGTTATGCAACTGGTGGGGGTAGACCCAGAACTTTTTTTGAGCAGTCTATTACAGAAGATTACAACCCAAATGTTTTGTTCAATGCAAGTGATGCTCGGTATGATACGCCGGGAGGTTCTACCAATTGGGCAAATATTGGGCACAACATAAGTGCTGCGTTTAAGAACCGTAGAAACGAATTAGAAAACCCTAATGCAGCGCAGATAGCGTATAGACCTATCATGAACCCGCCCACAAGCCAGTGGGAACCCATGATGGATGTGCATGATGACCACCAACAGGTTCAAACATCATCACCTTCCGCCTCGGCAGCACAACCACAAAGTTACCCTTCAGTTATACCAGAGCGCGTTCCAGATGACGCTTATGGAATTACTGGTTCGCCCTTCAATTCTCTTCCTGCCAGAGATAAGGACACAAGCCCCTTTGTCGCGCCGCGTGGTTTGGCTGGTGCGTCTGGGTCACAAGGTTTGCCGTCACAAGCGCCAACCCCACCAGTAAGGCCATCTGATTTAGGTGGCAAAGGCAGTATTTGGGATGACAGCCGCATTCAACGGTCAGGCCCAGACGGGTCTGAATCGGCGTTAGACTTTATACGCAATGCAGACGTTTATAAACAGCGTTTAGCAGATCCTGACCACAACATGGCCACGGGTGGTATGGCGCAAGGCGGTCATACAACTACAACAATGCATGTGGGGCCAATCCATAGTTCTGTGGCTGGCCGCACTGACCACTTGCCTATGACTGTGCCTAGGTCAAGTTATGTGATCCCTGCGGACATTATCTCCGCAAGTGGCGAAGGCAACACGATGGCGGGGTTCAAGCATGCCAAACGTGTGTTTGAAGGCAACCCATACACAGGAGCAGAGCGCCCTTATTCTGCGCCGGAAGCTCCATATGGCGCTGAATTGCCTCACAGGGCTTCTGGTGGTGCGGAAAGTGGTGTCCCTATAGTTGCCGCCGGGGGTGAGTATGTGATTAGTCCTGAAGCTGTGGCCAGAATTGGCAATGGTGATATGGAGCTTGGTCACGCTGCATTGGATTTGTTTGTCAAAAAGATGCGTAATCGGACGATCAAAACATTGCAAAAGCTCCCCGGACCTAAAAAGGACTAACATGACAGACGAAATCAAGGTGCGTATTGCAGTACCCGATGATGAAGCAGAACTGATGCGTTTGGCTATGGCCGTTTTTCATGAAAATGGCTTGTTTGACGCAGATTACGAGAAAATTTTAGGCATGATCAGACCCGCCTTGTACCTTTGGGAAGGTATTTGTGGGGTGATCGGGCCGATCGGTGCCCTAGAAGGCGGTGTTTTGCTTCGGTTCTCCCAACTTTGGTACGGTAATACAAAGTATGTAGAAGAGAAGTGTTTGTTTGTAGATGACAAGTATAGAAAAGAACGTGGTGGTAGAGCCAACAAGCTTTGTGAGTTTAGCAAGCAAGTATCGGATAGTCTTGAACTTCCCCTTGTTATTGGGGTAATGTCAAATACTCGTACTCGTGCTAAGATGCGTATGTATGAACGTCACTTTGGGGAACCAGCCGGGACGTTTTTCTTGTATAAGGCCAAAACTGGAGATGCTCCAGATCCTTTAGCCATTGGAGTGTAGTAAGTGTCAGGCGGCGGCGGTAAGGGCGGTTCATCTTCAAGTACAGTATCTATCCCACCAGAAGTTCTGGCTCGGTATAATGCTGTTAACGCACAGGCTGAAAAGCTCGGTGGTACCGATGCTGCCGGTAACCCTAACACCCCGTTCAAACCATATAGCACTGATCCGAACGCTTTCGTTGCCCCGCTTACGCCTACACAACAGGCTGGCATAGCCAATACCAATGCGTCTGCTGGTGCCGCTCAACCGTGGTACCAACAGGCTGGCGGACTAGCCGCAGCAAGTGCTCAGAATGTCAATCCTACGCAATATAGTTCTGGCCAAATTGCCAACTATATGAACCCATTTGCCCAGCAGGTGGTAGCCGGTACATTGGCCCCACAACTGCAACAGCAGGCTATGGATAGGCAAAACCTGACCAGCAGTAATATCCGTGGCGGGGCATTCGGTGGAGACCGTGCGGCCATTTCTGACGCTGTATTGCGTGGCCAGCAGGAACAGGCAACTGGCGCAACTGTGGCTGGCTTGCTCAATCCTATGTTCAATCAGGCCCAGCAAGAGTTTAACACGCAGCAGGGCGTTAATCTGGCGGCCCAACAGGCTAACCGTCAGAACTATCAGACGGCTGCCGGGCTGCTTGGCAACCTTGGTACTGGGGCGCAAACGGCTGCCCTTACTGGTGCTCAGGCTCAATTGTCGGCTGGCCAGCAACAACAGCAGACGCAGCAGGCAGGTCTTACTGCGCTTTACAACCAGTTCCTGCAACAGCAATCCTATCCGTTCCAGACAACTCAGTTCTTGGCCAACATCGCCGAAGGTACTGGTGCTTTGTCTGGTTCGACGACCACGGGTCAGCAGTCTGGTGGGTTCTTCTCTGACGAACGTGTCAAGGAAGACATTGAGCCGATCGGTGAAACCTATGACGGCCAGAAGATCATCAAATTCCGCTATAAAGGCGACAAGGGGCCGAAGCAGATCGGTCTGTCGGCACAGGACGTTGAGAAGCATCATCCGCATGCAGTCGGCCTCTGGAACGGTATCAAGACAGTAGACTATGATGAAGCCACGAAGAACTCAGCCCATCGTGGTCATTTTTATCAAGGTGGCTTAGCATCTATGGGTGGTGCCGCTTTAGATACAGGGTATCGGCAAAACTTTGACCTTGGGGGCAGCACCGACCAGTCTGCACTGTTGGCCCAACTTGGATTAGGTCATCAACCCATCAACCCATATGGGTCAATGGCCGGTCAACAAAGTGCTGTACCCACACAGCGCAATATTATGACTGGATCTATGTCACAACCTCGTGGTCTGATGACGGCAAATTTACCGCCGCGTCAGGCTAGTGGGTTATCACAGGCTATGGATTTTGGTTCCAAGTTTAGTGGGGCAATTGGAAGTCGTGGTAAACTTGACCCATCAACAGGAACTTATTCTGGCGGATCTGGTTTGATCGGTGCAGAACAGGGCTTGCAAGATTTGTTTAAAGACACGCCCAAGGCACGTGGTGGCCGTATGGGTTATGCTGATGGTGGCGGTGATGATAGTGACAATCAAACCGACCAATTTAAGCCAGATGAAGATGATCCATTAGCTCATCAGGGCAAGATGGTTATCCCTGATGACAACCCGCAAGCCAAACTGAACCCCGCACAATTGCCGAGCGCTGGCGGCGGCGGTGGTGGGCTAGGCAGCCTCCTTGGCGGCCTTGGGTCGTTGGGCATGGGCTTTGCTAAAGCAGCGCCTTATTTAGGGTTCACGGCGGCTGCTACAGGT